ATTCCACGGCACCTTGAATGCCATCACTTGGAAAGTCCCAGCCGCCAAATGTATCGTGGATGGCGTTGGGATGGACGGTGTTTTGCGTGACGGGTCATGGGAAGGGCCAGGAGACCCGCCAACGGCGGCAACGATTGAAGGATGGAAAGCTGAGTTCGTCGCCGATGATATTGGGAACGACCTTGACGCAGAGAGCAAGATTAACGAAGAAGCCTTAGCTGGCATGTATGCGGTGTTTGAGGCTACGACGGGTTCGCCTCCAACCGATGCCGAGAAAGTCACCCTCCGTAATTCCATGAAGGCCAACCTCCTCCATGAAGAAGCCTGACTACGAATGGTGGGTACAGCACGCTCATTCTGACAGTGCGTTTCTCCTCCTGACGGAATACCCTGACACGTTTGATCAAACCATTCAGGCACGCCTCAGCCAGGTAGGACGCCCACTGGATCAGGGTCTCCTCAACCAGGCGAAGTGGCGTGCTATCTGGGAGCAGGATCGGTTTGGGTCCATGTCCTCGATCCTTGCCAGCATCACCACAGTGGTGGATATCCCGACCCGTACCCTCAATGGTCCCATCTCTATTTCTAAGCGCACACTCCGCGACAGCAGCGGTGTGTTTTTAGGGTTAGGGGTGAGTGCGTTTTGGGCACCCTGGGCTATAGACAACAGCCCTGGACGGTTAGAGAAGTTAGGTGAGTGGGCAGAGGATGCAGGCATCAACTATGTCCGAATCTTCGGCGCGCATGACTGGCCTGGGGGGAGTACCTTTGACCCAGACAAGATCGCCAAAGTGGTGGATATGTTTGCTGGGTATGGACTCCGTACTCAGATTACAATGGGAACACGACGACATCAGTTTGCTGACCCTGAGCAGGCAATCATCAGTTTGTCCGACGTGGCGAACTCAAGACGAGACAAAATCTGTTTAATAGAGATCGCTAACGAGTTCAACCACAACGACAATGGATGGAGCGCAGATGAGGTCAGGCATTTAGCGGGGAGGTTTATGGAGCGGTGTGATGTGCCTTTAGCTCTCTCCGCCCCTGCTGCCCCCACATGGGAAGACAACCTAGAACAACTCACAGCGTTGTACACCAACGTAGGTGCCACCGCCACCACCATTCATTTCCCTCGACGGGACAACACCCACGAAGGGGCGTGGAGAGCGGTGCGTCAGCCATGGCATATACGTCATGGTATTTCAGGCTGTCCAGACTTCACCGTCGACAACGAACACCAACGCTGGGACAAGAGCCATGGTCAAAAGGTTGAGGTAGCGGTTGCCCATTCGCTGGTGGCGTTTATCTGCGGCTGTGGGATGTCATGTCACCACGACCTCTGCGGGGTCTTCCCTGCCAAACCTGGCTATAGTGATCAACCCCAGGCAGGGGTACTCAAGAATGCGTTCCGCTCCATGATGAATGCGCTCCCTGGGGATCTCCCAAACTGGCAGCGTGCCAGGGTTGGTGAAGGAGGCGGTCCTCATCCGTTCCCCTCGCTCCTCCCACAGCATTGGAGTTTCCACGACACCCTGAATTATGGGGTGAGTCGAGCGTTTGCTGCGATGAGTGGTGACAAGTTTGTGATGGCCCTCACGGGGGTGAGAGATTTTGTGCATCTCCATGAAGAGCAGCCCCATGCGTATCGTGTGGTGAGTCTCAAGGATGGAGAAACAACCTACGAAGGGTCAGGGCCTGTGACTGTCGATGCAGCAAGGGGCGAGGCGTTTCTTGTTGGGACTATCTAATGGGTTATCCAATTCAAAAGCAGGCGTTTACCGCCTTCCTCGGAACACAGGAAGGGATTCATTCTGTCATCCTCCCGTCGATCTATTCATCGTCTGGGAGTAAGAATCTCTACATCGACAAGTTTGGGCGTGCCCGTAAGATCCTTGGCTATGCCAAGAAGAACACATCGGCCATCACCACCAACACTGGCGCATCAGCCACGATGGTGCGTCACCTGCAGGCCTACAGAAAAACCAACACTGACGGCACCTTCACGCGCCAACTCATTGGGGTCTTTGATGATGGGGCGAACGAGTGGGAGATCTGGTACTCCACCAACAACGGTGAGAGCTGGACGTTCATAGAAGACCTGGGATCCTCCTCTGTGGATGCGATCCCTGACATGGCCCAGTTTGAAAATGACTTGTTCATTGTGAATGGGGTCGCTGCTCCGCGTGTGTGGAACAGTTCATCCATTGCCACAGCAGCCTCTACCACCTCCCCCGACGCTGAGAGTGCTGTCAACACCACAACAGGGCAGCTCATTGGGAGCTACAGTTGGAAGTTGGTGAGTGTGGAGGCTGACGCCACCCGTCACCCAGCCGGTGCCAAATCCTCAGGGATTCAGCTGCAAGCTGAGCAAGGGAATGTCAGCTGGACTGCTGATTCTGACTCTGATGTGGTGGGGTATGAGTTGTATCGCACCACCGGTACAGGTTCGGTGTTTTACTTTGTGACCTTTATTGATGTACGTACCACCGTAGCGTACACCGACAACGCCTCTGACCTAACCATTATCACAGAGCGTACCCTTCAAGAGCATGGTGATTCTCCCCCCACAGGGGCGTACCACTGTGAACCCCACAAGCAACGTATGTGGTGGGGGCGTACCAACACCAACCCTCGACGTGTGTTTCCGTCTGACCCTGACGATGCAGATTCCATCCCGTTGGATGGGTACATCGACTTCACTGATGCTGAGAGCATTGGTGATGTGTTGGTTGGATTAGCTGGAAACTACGAGGGGATGTTGGTGGGGTTTCTTGAGCGGAGTATCTGGACGGTGAGTGGAAGTGGGCAGATTGTTGGGGATGTGGTGGACTGGACGCGCAGACGTTCCAATGCCCAGATTGGCTGTGTGAGTGGGCGGAGTGTGGTTCGGATCCCAGGAGGTGCGAAGTACTCTGACGAAGAAGGTCAGCCTCAAAAGACTGGCCGTGCCACCCTCGCGTATGTCACCCCTATTGGGGACATCAGAATCTTTGATGGGGACAACGACATCATCATCTCCCAACCAGTGAAGGACACTCTAGGGGCATTTAACTACGCCCACCGCACCAAGATCCATGCTCTCCACGACACCTCCCGCTCTCACATCGTGTGGTTTTTCCCAGGGAGTGGAGAGACAGAACCGACTGAAGCGGTGGTGTGGAATTATCGGTGGGGTGTGTGGTACCACTGGCCGACGATGCCGTTTGCCTCATCGGTCTCTATGGAAACCTCCAGTGATGCTCAGCTCCTCCTCACAGGTCAAGCGGCTGTTGGCACGGGGGGATTTACCTACACCTTCTTTAGCGGGGCAGGGTTTGACGGATCAAACATCAATGCCCAGTGGATGACCAAAACGCTCTATGGTGTTGACCAGACTGGCACTGAGGTGTTTGAAACCAAGAAGCGGTATCGGTGGGTGGATGTGCTGATGCTCCTCACCGGAGGTGATGCCATCACCATTGAAGCGGTCGCTGGTGGCGCTGCCGACACCAAAGCTGCTGAGGTCACCAAAACTATCAATGCTGAAGATGTGGTTCGGACAGCGGATGGAGGTCTCATCCTCACCGCTGATGGGGATAGTGTGGCGATTGAAGCTGACCTCCTCCAAAGCATTGTGATGTTGAAGAAGTCAGATGGAAATTACCTCACCGACACTGGGATTCGTCTACGCATCTCTGATGATTCTCAGGGATCGAGTTGGGCACTTGAAGGGATGACGGTGGCGTACCAAGCCCTCCCAGGCCACAAACGGCGCTTACCGGTTGGTGGTGCGTAATGGCCGAATCCTCGATTGGTATTCCAGAGTTTGATGGGATACGGCGTGAGACAGGGCAAAAAACAGAAGATGCCTTTCGGTTGTTGTGGGTTGGATTGAACGACACCCGTACCCAACACAGCCGGTTGCTACAGCAGGTTGAGCAATGGAAGCCAGTCCCGTTTGCAGCAGCCAACTTCGGAGCCAACAGTGGGACATGGACCGTAGCAGTTGGGGATCATACCCTCTACCGCTACACCCTCACAGGGAAGGTGTTGGTGGTGCAGTTCACGTTGGTTGACACCACCACCAGCAGTGGCATGGGGACACAGCTCCGCGTCAAACTTCCAGCTGGATTGTCAGCAGCCTCAGCGTCCTACACTGGAACGCTGTTTACTGCAGGGAACATCAGCGAAGCAGGGAAGATCCTGACGTTAGATTCTGGGACAGGGGGCGCAAACCTCCTGTCTTTACAACGTGCAGCGGGGTCAAGTTGGCCCAGCAGTGTGACCGATGATTTGGATATTCGGGGCATGATTGCCCTTGAGGTATCTTGATGTGAGTATGCTAAACTCATATAAGCAGGGAGTGCATCTATGACTGGCTTAGAAATTGCAGCCTTAATTTCATCTATTGCAGGCGCAGGTGTAAGTGCAGCCTCTGCCGCCTCCATTCCTGATGACACAGACATGCAGAGTTTTATGGGGCGGGGTCCTTCAGATCCTAATTATTACTACTCTGACCCTAGAGGGCTTCTCCAAACTGGTGGGAGGGGCGCAAGGCAGATGGGCATGGGGTTGGCTGATATTGCGAAGCAACCTATTACGATGCGGAGTGGATTTGCACAGCCTTTACCGACCTTCACAGGTGGTGGACTTCCCATGCCGATAGGTATCAGAGCGTTTGATCCTGCCCTCTCCAACCCAGGATTACTGACAGGCCCAGGCACTGATGTTACCCGAAGCCCAGATGCGTTTGGTGGGAAACCTTCAGCTGATTTGTTTCCTAGCTTCGGTGCAGCTGATGAAGGGTATGGTCGTGAAGGGTATGGTGATACTGGTGAACAAGCGTTATCAAGCCTTGCGATGCTTGGACTTGGTGAGCCTGGCGGTCCAGGCTATAAGGGTAAGTTTGGTAAAGGCAGAGCGTAAATGGCAGATCGCAGAGATCGTCCCATACACGACAATCCTTTTTACGACCCTGATGAGAGTGGTGATCAAGGTGAGCCTTGGGGCGGTAATGAAATCCCTGAGACCTTTGATACCGGTGACGGTAGTCCTGGCCCATGGAATTGGGACACTGTTCCATACGAAGGGTACAAATCCTGGTGGGAAGCTGACCAACCTACTCAACTACAAACTGATAAAGAAGGTTGGTGGGGTAAGGGTATTGATGATTGGTGGCCTGACCCAGGGGATTACGCTAGAGACTTTGAACAAATCCGTCAGAGTGGGAGGTCTCATCGAGGACTCCATTGGGATCCCAGCGCAGCTCCAATGGCAGATCATGGTTCTTGGGGTCAGACATATGAATGGGCACCAGGAGGTGGACAGGCTGACATCGGTGATCGTGAAGCCATGCAGGGATCGTTGCAGCAATACCTGGATATGTTTGGCGATGGTACTGACATCACT